ATTCTCTCATAAACTTAAGTCCTTCAATGTATCTTGTGTAACATCTTGTTTAACACCGCCAGTTACATAAGAAGTTATTTCTGTTTCTTGTGGAGCAACTTGTACGTTTCCTCCGCCTATCCATTTTTCAGTCCATGGTAATGGATTCATTTGTGGAACTGTAAGAGAACAAGGTACACCTATAGCTCTCATACGTTTAGCTCCAATCCATTCTACATAATCAGATAATAGTTTCCCATTTAATCCAATCATTGAACCATCTTTAAATAGATATTCTGCCCACTCTTTTTCCTGTTCTATAACTTCAAGGAAAAGTTTTATTGATTCTTCTTCAGTTTCTTTTTGAATTTTTACGTAGTCTTTGTCTTCTTTTAACATATTTTTAATCATCATAGTTGTACCAGCCAGATGAGTATTCTCATCTCTTGCTATAAACTTAATGATTTTAGCATTGCCTTCCATTTTCTTAAGCTCAGCAAATGCCCAACTACATGCAAATGATACATAGAATCTTATACCTTCTAATGCATTAGCAGCTAGCATACACATCCATAAAGCTCGTTTATGCTGATATTTATTTGTGGCTGAATTATTACACTCAATAAGATCATCATAATATCTAGCAATTGAATTACCACAGTCCATAATTTCTTTTACATCTAACATATGGTCAAATACATCAGCAGGATTAGGATATATATTCCTAATAATATGTGTATAAGATCTACTGTGAATTGTTTCAATGAATGACCATGTTTCAATCCAGTTTTCTATTTCTGGTAGAGAAGCTATCGGTAAAAATGCTAAGTTAGGCGCACGTCCTTGTACGCTATCTAACAAGATCTGTCTTTTTAAGTTACTTGTAAAAATATGTTTTTCATGATCTGTAAGTAAATCAAAATCTTTTTTATCTTTTGAAACATCTACCTCTTCGGGCCTCCAAAAGAATCCAAGTTGTTTTTCTGTTAATTTATCTATTACTGGATATCTTAACGTATCAAACCTTTGTATATCTACCGATTCATCTAAAAACATATTCTTATCTAAGTGTGATTTTTTATTCCTTTTTAATATTTTCATATTGTGCAGCTATCGCACTCCTCGTCCTCATATTGGGACATAACATCTGCCGCATCATCTACTGCAGAAGGTAAGTTCTCGTGGTATTCCACTTTAATTTCTCCTGCACCGTCATAGGTATTGAAATAATATAGCTGCTTCAATCCATATTTATATGCAGTAACTAAGTCCTGAATCATGATAGACATAGGTATTTTATTGTCTTCATAATTTTCTGGATTATAAGAAGTGTTTACAGATATTCCTTGGTCGATATATTTTTGTAATATCGCACAAATCTTTAAATATCCATCGGGACTGTCTTGTTCCCATAGTAAATCGTACTTATTCTTTAACAAGTGATAGCCTGGCACGACTTGTGCAACTACACCGTCTTTGGATTGTTTATATGATACTAAAGCTCTTGGAGGTTCAATACCATTTGTACTATTACTAATTTGTGCGCTTGTTTCAGCTGGCATCAATGCCATGAGAGTAGAATTACGAATGCCATGTTCTAACAACTTATTTCTAAGTTCTTCCCATGGAAGTCGTTCTCTGTGCTCTATTAAATTATCTATCGCACGTTTATAAGTATCTATAGGCAGAATACCTTTAGCATATTTAGTCTCAAATGACTTAGGACATGCTCCACGTTCTTCTGCCAATTCCATAGAAGCCTTAATCAAATAGAATGACCAAGCCTCTGTATAATTATCTATAATATCAAAGGCTTCAGCGTCATATTTTAGCCCTCTTTTAGCTAAAAAATATGCTAAATTTATTATACCTACACCAAGCGGCCTTCTACTCATTGTTGATAATTCAGCCGCTAGTACAGGATATGATTGATAATCTAATAAATTATCTAAAGCTCTTACAGTTAGTGTACAATATTTTTCAAATTCATGAGGTTCATTTATTAAACCCCAGTTAATTGCTGATAATGTACATAAAGATATTTCACCATCTCTATCGTTATATGATTGTAATGGTTTAGTTGGTAAATCAATTTCACAACATAAGTTAGATTGTCTAATTGGAGCTACTTCTGCATCGAATGCTCCATGGTCATTAGCATGATCTACATTCATTGCATATATTCTACCAGTATCTTTTCTTTCAGTTAGGAATGAAGAAAATACTTCTATTGCTGGTAAACTTTTCTTTCTTATAGAGTATGCTCTTTCATACTTTTCATATAGTTCTTTAAATTTATCTTGATCGTTAAAGAAAGAATCATATAGATCTGGTACATCAACTGGATCAAAGAAAGTTATATTACCACCTTCAATTAATCTTTCATACATAAGTTTATTAAATTGAAATGCATAATCCATATGACGAACTCTTGTTTCATCAGTACCTTTATTATTTTTAAGTACAACTAGATCTTCAAATTCATAATGCCATACTGGTAAATATACAGTAGCAGCTCCACCTCTTACTCCACCTTGAGAACAAGATTTAACTGCTGCTTGGAAATATTTGAGGAATGGTATTAATCCAGTATGAACTACTGAACCATCTCCTATCTTAGCTCCTACTGCTCTTATTTGACCAGCATTAATACCTATACCAGCTTTTTTGCTTATATATTTTACAACACTAGTAGAAGTAGCATTAATGGAATCCAAAGAATCTCCGGACTCAATGAGTACGCAAGATGAAAATTGGCGCGTAGGCGTTCGTACGCCAGCCATAATCGGAGTCGGCAGTGAGATATAAAATTGCGAAATTGCATCATAGTAATGTTTTACCCATAGTAGTCTATTTTCTGTTTCATCAGCAAAAAGAGTAGCTGCAATCATCATATACAATATTTGAGGTGTTTCATAATATTGTTTACTTCTACGATCTTGAACTAGATATTTACCACGGAACTGTTCCATTCCAGCATAAGTAAAATCGTTATCTCTTTCATGCTTAATGTATTTGTTTAATTGTTTTATTTCATTGAAAGAATATTTATCAAATATAGATTTATCGTATACTCCTCTTTCAATATTCTGTTCAATTACTTTTCTTAATTTGAATGGTTCATATTGACCATATACTTCTTTTCTTAATTTATAAGAGATAAGACGCGCTGCAACAAATTGATAATTAGGGGTATGATCTGAAATAAGCTCTGCTGCACTCTTAATAAGAAGTTCATGAATATCATAAGCCGGTATTTTATCATATAGTTGTATGTTTGCTTTAATTTCAATCTCTGAAATAGATACACCAGTGATTCCTTCGACTGCCCATTCCAATACTTTGTGGACTTTATCTAAATCAAAATCTTGTGTTGTGCCATCCCTTTTGGTGACAAGTATGCTCATAAATGACTCTCAGTTTTATTTAATTGTTTATATATTATACCACAAAACGGGCATAATGTAAACGATTATTTATCTTTTTTTAGCTTTTTTACTTGCTCTTCTAAAGCTTCGAGTCTTTCATATGCCAAGGGATATTGTTTTTGAAATTTAGCATCTGTCTTTGCGAGTTCGATATCATATCTCTCTGCAAAATATTCCATAAAGCGATTGACTTGCTTTTGGAACCATATACCAAATGTTGTGCCTTGAAACCACTGATAGAAGGAACTACCAATGATAGAACTTAGAATAGATTTTAAAGTTAAGATGAAGAGCCAGTGCATTATTTTACCTTTGCCAGTGATTCAATAGCTTTAACATAATTAGGCATGCCATGATCTACAATACCATCAAAGAACTTCCATCTTTTCCAAGAGTTTAGTATACCCCTGAATAGATCTTTCCATGTTGGTTTTGGTTGTCTAGCTCCTTCAGCATTAAAGTATATCATTTCCCCATGGTGTCTGAATCCTAGCCAAGCTGGTGGGATACGACATACTATATCATTATTATTCATAAATCTATAGTGTGGGCATTTAATATTTTTGATAAATCTTGGTCCACCAACTCTTGGAGAACCGAAGGTAAATAATTCGTGTGGTATATAACGTGTAGCTGAGATAGTTGCCATTGCTGCGCCTAAAGAATGGCCAGTCATATAAACATCTTTACGTACTTTTAATTGATCGTTATGTTCTAATTCTTTTAGTACATCCATCCAAAGATCATTTACTTCTTCTTGGAATCCACTATGTACTTTACCACCAGCTTTAGCTGCATTTCTAAATACTTTTAAATCAGCCATTACATCATTAAGCTTTGATGGTTCTGTTCCTCTAAATGCAAACCATAAATCATTACGGTCTTTTGCAATTAATACTTCTGCACCGTCTCTTGAGATTAGTTTAACCCAAGGGAATCCTAATTTTTTTCCTGCAGTTATAGCTTGTTTTTCATTCATATAAGCGATTGCGGATAGTTTAGCTGCTACTTTAGCTCTTCCCCAATCGTTTAATTGTTCTTTCATTCTAGTTGTTGTCATCTTTTACTTTTACCCCAATCGCTTCAGCTTCGTCATCATTTACAGTTACATTTCTATAATATACTATAACTTCGCCTAATTGATTTATATATCGTTTAATTTCTTGAGTATTATAAGACATAAGCTCATAATCATCAACTGTCATAGCAAAGAAGACAATATCTCCACCATGGTTCTTTTTTATATCATCGATAAATTTATCGAGATAAGTATACCCTTCAGGATATAAATCTTCTCTACCTAACTTACAGTTTCTCTTTTTAGTCTCTGGATCTTTTAGACAATTTTCAATTATCTTTGAGTCAGAAACTACATACCATTTAGGTTCTTTTAAATCTATTGGTCTAGGTAATACTGGTTGTACAATATCAATCTGTATCGGTTTAGTTATAACCTCTACTTGTTTTGGTATTAAACTACATCCACTAATTATTAAGAGCGCTAATCCTAGCGCTATCGTTTTCAATCGCATCAAATGCCTCTTTCGTTCTATTATTGGCTCTTACTTCTATCATACCTGGTTTAGCACTTGCTAATTTAGAAAGATTATGCCTTCTAAATATATCCATGTATTCTGCCATTTCAACTTCATACTGTTGATTCTTTACTTGTAGGCCGCTTAAAGCCGTAGTTGTCTTTTGGAGATTATTCTGAATAGCTTCGATCGTCGCTATTTGTTCAGCATTTCTTACTTCAAATGCTTTATTTAATTCTACTAGTTCTAGATTTTTATTATATAAAAAGTATCCACCTAAGGATAATACTATTATAATACCAATCAATACCTTACTTATCATTATGTACTCTTTTTCGCTTCTTTGGCAGCTCTCCTAGCTAATATTCTTTCTACGAACTTTTTACCTTCTCTAGTTCTGCCATCGTAACCTTCTTTTTTCTTTTTCTTCTTTTTAAGGTCTACTCCGGGTTCACCTTTAGGTCCTGCTCCAATACCATGGACTCCAGATCCATCTCCGACTGAATTTGCAGCGTCTTCCCACTGCATAAAACTTTTATAGTGACTACTCATCTTGTTATATCCCCGTTATTTATATATAGTTTTTGGTTTGTCGAGGGATGTAGTACCTCGTAAATATCAATACCAAAAACGTTATCGTAAGGCTTTGTAAATTCAGAAACCTTAACCTTTGAATTCTTTGTTCCGATTATTTCACCAGTTTCTAGTGAAGGTATATCATTAATTAATGTATATACACCAGGATTCAGTTCATCATCTGTAGTGAACCAAGCTGATTCTTCTATAGAATCCCATTCCATATCATCAAGAACTTCATCCATAATCTTTTTTATTTGCTTCTCTGATAAACCAGTATGTTCTTTAATAAGAAACAACGCTGTAGCATAGGAGGCTAGCTTTGATTTACCAAATGGCAATTTGCCTAATAGTCTTTTAATATTAAAAACTAATCTATGAAAAACTGTATATGCAGCTTTTTCTTCAGGCTTAGTTAACTCTTTTGCCTTCTTAATATTATTACCATCTTTATCCAATATACCAAGCTCAAAAGCTTTCGTCTTCGGAAATGGAGTCACAAGCAGTTTAAGGAATCTAAATGCATAGAATAAATCCCCTGTTCTTGATATTAGTCCTTCTTGTAACTGTGTCATAAATTTCTTAATACTTCTACTATATACGGATCCATTGATACTTCGACTTTCTCGTCTTCTGGCAAATAGTTTAGAAATACTAAGAAGGGTTTTATAAAATGCCAATGCTCTTTATTTACCTTAAACCATATCATCCTATTCGCTGCTTTTATACCAAATACATTATAAATTACGATTAGATGATTTAAAATTAACCGTTCTTGTAAATCTTCTGAAGTTTCATACCGTCTTAATAATCTTTTTAAATATTTAAAACGGCTGAGATCTTCTTTAAACTCATCAACGCTTTCACATTCAGGATTGTTATAATTCTGAGTTGCAAAAAGCTCAAAGTTCCTATTTGTCAATTTATCAAAAACTTTCATACTATATTATATATAACTCTGTTAAGAGTAATTAATCAGACTCGTTTTCACCTTCGTAATTTGCGTCAACGTAATCAAAGAATTCTTTTTTCTTTTCTTTGTCTAATTCAGATGGAGATTTAACACCAAATTTCTTAAGAGCTTTTTGGAAGAATGCTTGATATTTCTTTTGTTTATCAGATTCTTCTTTAGAAACGTCTTCTTCTTTTGAGTCTTCTTCATCTTCATCTTCATCTTTGTCATAGTCTTCAACTTTATATTTCTTACCAGCAAACATGAATTCTTTATCACCTTTATCTTTTGCAGCCATTACAGCTTTACCAAAAGCGTTACCTTCTTTTTTAGTGGCTTCTTCGATTTCTTCAGCTTCTTCTTTAATGTTAGTACCATCATCTTTCATACCAGACTTTTTAGTAACATGTTTAGCTTTGAACTCTTTATCACCCTTTGATTTAGGTTCACCAGCTTCTTTCTTAGTTTCAGCTGCCATTAGTGCGTCATGATTTTTGATAGCATAAGCATCAGCTTCTTCTTTTCTTCCAAAAGATTTAACTTCTTTGCCGTTTTTATCAACTACTACAAATGAACCATCCTTTTCTTTTACATGATCAGTCGGATCCATTTCTTCTTTTTTTACTTTACCTTCTAATACATCCAATACAGCGTTAGCGACAGATGCATTTTCAGGATCATTTAATTTAATTGCCATTTTATCCTCCTATTATTAGCATTCCGGTCACTGCTGTAGCAGCAGCTGCAATTATTATCCAGAATATTCTATTTATAATATTTACTGTTGAAGCGTTTTGAGAAACTCTTTTTTCTAACTCTTCAAGTCTTTCAGTAATTTTCATAAGTTGTTCCGATTGCTGTTTACTAAATGCAGCAAGCGTTGTAATTTTTTCTTCAGCCCTAGCTAGAGCAATAATAGCTTCAGACATCTTGTCTATTTTTTCTTCTATTCTATCTAATCGTTCTGATTGTGATTCCCTAGCCATGTTTTATAACCCTACAAATTAATTTTGTTTTACCTTTAATTAATCTATGATATTCTCCTTTTTGTATATCAAATATCATACCTTTTTTTAATAAATATGGTAAGCAATCTTCCCATTGAAATTGCCAACCTTGGCCTTCGATAACTTCAATCTCTCGATTCTCTTTATCTCTATGCCACACATATTCAGAATCTTCTCTATCTAAAGAAAATTCTCTTATTTCACCTTCTTCTACAAAGGGAAAATCTTTACCAAAAATAGTTTCCGCCACCTTTTAACCCCAATTCTTTTGCATACTTAGGTAACCTACAAGACCAATATCCTGCTTTCATTTTATCAGTTTTTGTATCACAATTATGACGTGATGCAAAGTTTCTAGCTGCATCTCTATCATTAATCTTAGACGTTAAACCACCCTTTTCATCACCAAATTCTATTTTCTTTATGTTTCCCGTCTTAGGATTCTTTACATAAACTACGTATTTCTTTTTTCCACCAGATCTTTTAGGAGAATTTAATTCTACTTCTTCTTGCATAGGAGATTCTAATGGGACATATGTACCTTCATATAGTCCAAAATCTTTATCATATTCTGAAAATGTTTTCATTATGTTCTCTTTATAGTTCTTATGACTTTGCTTAATACCATTTTTAAAGCAGTCATATAAGCCCAACCATATCCATAAAAGATATGGAAGGTATGGTTTTTTTCTATTGCAGATTTAGGACCAAACTTTTTAGTCCAATTGTCTACCCATTCTCCTTTATATCTCAAAACAGCATGAGATGTTTTCCATTTACTTGGTCCAACCAAACATATACCAGCTTGATGAGTGATTAACATCCACCACATTTTAATATGGCTTTCACCACATAATCTATACAGAATTGATAACGCGTAATCTTCACAATCACCTACGTAGTTACCTTCAGCATTAGCTGAATAAATAATCTTCCAAGCATCTGCCATTCCATATTGTTCTTTGTCTTTTCTGTATTCCCATTTACTATTAAATGAACGTACAATTTTGTTTCTTTCTTTATTATCCACCGAATTCATGTCCTGCTACTCGTTTCATTTGCTTTTTATATTCTGCAAAATCTGGTTTACTTTTGTAAAGTTTAATTGATATCTCATCTCTTTCTTTACCTTTAATTCTATATTTATAACCTTGTTCTTTATGATCTGCGTCGGTAACTTTCACAACCCTTCGTTTGTAGCCATCTTCCCAGGTCTCACCTTTATATTTACCTTCACCTTCTTGAGCTTGCTTCATAGCTTTTGCAGTAGGAGCGCCCTTTTCTCCCTTCTTTCTCATCTTTTCGCCACGTGCTTTTTTAGCTCGTATGTTAGCCCATAATCCAGGTCCTTTTTCAGATATAAAAGTTTTAAATGTAATCATTTTTTAAGATCATACCTAAAAGTTTTACCTTTTGCTTGTTTCTTCTGTGAAATACCATAACCAGCCATTTTAGCTAGCATTTTTAGTTTAGGAAAAGACTTTTCAAATTTACCTTTGATATAATCTTTAGAAAGATCTGATTCTATTTTAGTTAATATAGATCTTACTATTCCCATTGTATCAGCTACAAGTGGAGCTTCATTTACTGATTCATTTTTATTTTGTATAAAATCAGCAGCACTATCAACATAATCAGCAGCTTTTACTATCTTATTTATCCACCATTGAGGATATTCAGTTGGTTTATTCTTTTCTAATATAGCAATGTTTCTTTTAAGCTCAACTAATGCATTAGACACAGATTGTTCTGGTGTATGACCATCTTCTCTAATACGTTGTTGTTCTTTAAATGTTTTCATTAGGTAGTGAGTTTGCAAACTTCATAACTTTTTTCAGAGGACCATCAACTTTAAAATTTATGCCAAGTTTGCCTTTAGATATTTTAGGTTTTAGCCCAGCTTTCTTTGCAAGTTTCATTGCAACTTTAACTGAAGCATCATCCATATCTACTAATGTAAATAATTCTTCTTGTATATAATTTTTAAATGTTTTCATTAGTCAAACATCCCAGCTTGCTTCATCATCTTCATAGCATCTTTTTTAGCTGCGTCATCGTTCTTTTTTTGAACTCTTGCAACAGCCTTTTTAATTAAAGCTAAACGTTTTTTCTTATCTTTATCAGACATTTTCTCATCAACAGATTCATTAGCTAGTCGTAAAGCTTTTGATACATATCTATCATCGCCTAAACCACGCTTCATACCTTCTATTTTTTTATAAGCACCGGTCATATTACCACCCATTTTAAGAGCAAGTTCAACTGCTTTTAAAACTAAAT